CGTCGGGGCGCGAGCTTTCTCGGCGAGCTGTTTCCACATCGTCAACCGAGCCTTTCTGCGCGAAAGTGCGCGTAACATTCGAGATAAAGAGCGCTTTGGAGCGTCGTTGGTTGACTTCGTCTTGCGGGCCTTTGAGGTTGCGAACAAAACCATAGCGATCTCCATCGTGGTCGACCGCGGCCGAGAACATCACGTAGCGGTTCATCGGCCTGTTGCGCTCATCGAGGAACGGCGACACGCCCTGATCCAGCAAAATGAAGCTGCAATAGAACGCCCAGTACCATTTACCTTTGTGCTTGTACCAGTGCTCGATCAGTCGAAGTCTCTGCTCGTTGACATAGACCCATTTGAACTCACGATCGGAATGCGTCGTGAGATCGAAGCCGGTATCCACCATAAGGGTCCGCAGCTCATCCTCTTTATCAGGGAAAAGCTCAATCGCAGCTTCCACATCAAGCCATTTCGCGATGCCCATATAGCGCGCATCGCTGAAATCCGGCTTATACGAACGCGGGTCGTAGAAGAAGTCATCTCCGAAGATGAAATCACCACCAATATCTGGATCGCCATGGTCGCCTTCGATCAGCTTGAGCTCGATCCCGCCGATGCCGTCGATGGCGGCCTGCTTGGTGCATTCGAAGTCGAGGTATTTGAAGTCCATCCCGTCGAGCGCGGCGCGGATGCATTGCGTTGCGAGCTCGGCGCCGCCGGCATTCTTAGGCGATCGGGGAAAAGCCTTCGGGTCTTGGCGAAGTCGCTGCACAAGCGCTGTGATGCCGTCAACCTTTCGGTTGATCCGGTTGAATGTGATGATCGGCTGCTTGCGCTGCCGTAGGATGCGGATTTCCTCGGCCGTCCAGTGCGCGCCGTGGTAATAGTGGCGCGAGACTTTCTGCTCCTCATATTCCAGCACCTTCGTTGCCAGATAGTCGGTGTATTGTTGCCGCAGTCGCGTGACCGGAAAATAGCCGTCCTCGTCGCCCGAGAAGTCGTATTCGTCGGGCGCCTCGGTGCCCCAGTTGCCCACCGTCCCGGTCTGCGACTTGAAGCCGGGATTATTCTGCGCCGCCCGGCGCCCCATGGTATCGCCGCCGAATTGCCGCCCGCCGAGCACGCCGACGCCCGAGAGAATGTTGCGCCTCGGGAGCTGATCGCCCGGATTGCTCTGCGATCGCGCCGGAAGGCCGCCGAATGCCATTATGTGCCTCTACATTGCCAGGAAGCTATCGTTGACGGGCTCGTGCTCGAACGGCTTGTAGCCGGTCTCTTCCTCGGCGACCGGCACCTTGGGCTTGCGCCCGCTCGACACTTGGTCGAGGAGCTGTCCCAGCAGCCCCAGCGCGTCCACCTGGTCGTCGTGCTTGCCGGCCGGGAAACTCAACAGCTCGGAACGGAATGCCGCGTACCACGGCGCCGCGGTCGGGACGTGCAGCCCCTGCAGCGCCATGCGGCCGCGGATGGACTGCGCCCGCACCGCCTTGTCGCCGCGGGTCGGAAACTGCTCGCGCCCGATCCAGGCCTTGCGCTCGATCAGCCGCTGGTCGAGGAACGGCCCGATGCCGGACTTGATCTGGCCCTGCTCCTCGGCCCACAGCCACGGCTTCCATTCCAGCACGAGGTCACAGACGCCCTCGACCCAGACATCGGACGAAGCCTGCTTGCGCCACAGGTCCAGCAGCCACATCTTGCCTTCCGGGTCGACGCCCACGATCACATGCACCGTGTAGTCGCCGCCGTCGCTCGTGACCGCGTAGTCGCTCGCGCCATACACGTTGAGCGTGGCGCGCGCCGGCGCCTTCGTGTACGGCCGCAGCCACTCCTCCTTGAAGTAGTCTCCGGTCTCCGGTGTCGGGCGCTGCTGGTAGAGTGCGCTCCAGTTGCGCGGGATCTGGGTGGCCTTCTCCCGCGCCAGGAACCTGGCATAGCCGTAGGCGTCATCCCACAGCCATTCGCCGGGCGCGCGGCCCAGCGGATCGTTCTCCTCGGCCTCGGCCGGCAGCGAGAGCACGCTCCAGCGGTCGCCGCCACGCTCCATTTCCTCGAGCACCATGCCGGCGAGGTCCACCTCGTGCCAGCGTGTGTTATGGGACACACACAACCCAGCGATGAAATTCTCAGTCAGATCGATTTGGACATCAAATACTTCTTCAACTCCTGCGCTTATTATCTCGACTATCTGATCCAGCGTGAAATCTGAGATAGTCGGCGATGGCTTGCGCGTTCTCTGCGCTATTGGCGTATCCGACAACAACGTTGCAGTGGTTGCAAAGAAGCCCGCGAAACTTCCCGGTGTCGTGGCAATGGTCGGGACAAAATTTATTCCGCCAGCGCTTTGGTACCTTTGGCTCCGAACTACGACAGATAGCGCATTTGCCGCCTTGCTCCGCAAGCACACGGTCGTAATCCTCGACAGTAATTCCGTAGCGGTGCTTGAGATGCGTCCTATGGACGTACACAGAGCCTGTAGATGGCGCGCGAACCCCATCCGCCCATCGCTTTTTATTGTAGTGCGAGGTGCAGTAGCCCCGGCTTGTGACGGGCTTTTTGCACCCGTCCCACATGCAGATTTTGCCCTTCCACTTACCCCATTGACCCGAAACATTTTTTGGCCCGGGCGTAAGTCTCTCACTCTGATCCACGTTGGCACCCCATCCTTGCACACGAGGAACGGATGCCTCGCGTTTGCTCGTACAGAGATGCCTGAAGTCGTCTTAATAGTAAAGACGTTATCTAGACCATTACTCTTCCAGTTACGGACGACCGAAGTGGATAACCTGCCGTCTCTGTAGGTCGCCACCACATCGCCTAAACGGATATCCCGGAGCGGTTTTTCCGTGCCATCGCCCATTAGGACCGGAGTGTCTCCGGTCATGCACTGAATGAGCACCACGAAACCGCCAGGCCGCAGCCGCGTCAGCAGGTCCGACTTGTACCACTCCCAGGTCCGCTCCCTCACCGTCTCGGAGTCCGCGTCCTCGCGCGACCGGATCGGGTCGTCGATGATGGCGCCGTCGGCGCGGAAGCCGGTGATGCCTGTTCCAACGCCTGCCGCATAGTATTCGCCACCCGACGCAAGCGCCCAGCGTCCCGCTGCTTGGCTGTCTTGCGATAATACCGCCGCCAGCGTCGGGCCATGCTCGGCGATCAGATTGCGGACCTTGCGGCCCCACTTCTGCGCCAGCTCGGTGGTGTGCGAGGCCGCAATGATCGAGCGGCCAGGCGAACGAGCCATGAACCACGGCGGAAACAGTATCGAGCCGTAAGTCGACTTGGCCGAGCCGGGCGGCATAAAGACAGCCAGACGATCGATTTCGCCATTGGCAACCTGCGTCAGCTTGTCGATCAGCAACCGGTGGTGCCGCGCCGGCTCGTAGCCGCAATGGCGCGCCCAGGCGACCAGCGAAGCTCTAATGCGTCGTCGTTTCAGGAGTTGGCGCGCCGCCGTCTGTGGTGAGATATGCGGCGAGCTCGTCGTCGGTGAGCTGTTCAACATTGCGGTTCAGATGCTCGCTCTTCTCGATCCGCATGCCCGAGAGAATGCCCTTCTCCTTGATGGCGGCGACGGCAGCGGCGGGATTTTTGATCTTCATCGCCAGGACACGGGCCTCCTCGGCCTCGGCGATCAGCGAGGCCACGGTGGTCGCGGAGCGCACCGCGGCGATGGCCTGGAGCTTCAGCGTGCGGGCCATGGCGGTGGCCTGGATTTCGTCGATGCGCGCTCTCACCGCGGGATGGTGCGCCAGGCGATGGCCGTTCGTGCCGGTGCAGGGCTTACCTTTCGCATAGCCGGCGAGTTCATTGGCCTCCACCATGCTCTTGCCGGATGCCAGCGCCTGGGCAAGCAACTCACGTCGGGTGTCTTTCAGTGGTCCGCTCATTGATGATTCCATCGACCGCCCAGTGGACGGCCTCCTCTATCCGCTGCCGGGAGATCGAGAACGCCCGATTGGAGCCGAGCTCCCGCAGCAATGCCTTGAACGCCTGCGCCTGCGCCCTGATGGCCTTGACCTTGGCGAGCTTGTCGGCCTGCGGGTCGACCGAGAGCGTGGTCGACACGGCATCAACGGCCTCGGCGGCGTCGGTGAACTGCTCGCCGCCGATCGTCTCGACCTTCATCCGATCAGCTCGTCGCAGTGCGTTGGCCATGGGTTACCCGCCTTCGGGCGGGTTGCGGTTGCCGCCGCCGTAGTAATTCCTGCCGCTGCCACCCGGGCCGCCGGTGCGCTTGGCCGGGGGGCCCTTGACGCCGACGCTCTTCTTGCCCTTGGCGCTCACCTTGCCGCCGGCCGGAAACGTCTTGCCCTGGCCGCGCGGGAACTTGTCGATCTGGTAGCGCGTCGGTGTCTGGCTCGCACCCACATGGCCGCCCTGTGGCGCGCTGGCTCGCCCCTTGGTGCTCGGCGCCGACCTGGCGCGGTCGGCCTGCGTGGCCTTGGCATTGATCTCATCGACCCTGGCAATGGCGTGGCCGAGGCCGTGCGCCTCGCCCTCGTCCTTCTGGCGACCGTTGAACTCCGCCATCTTGGACTTCTGCACCTTGGTGGAGTTGTTGATGGCGTTCTGCACGCCCTTGGACGACACCAAGCCGCGCCGCGCCAGTGCTCGCATCGATTCAGCCATGATCGCCTCCTATGCGACTATG